ACGGTAACGGTAAAGCAATCGTTGAATGTCCTATGGCAAAGAAAAAAGAAACATGAAAAAATGGATAGTACTCTTATTACTGGCATCACCCACAGCAGCAAGAGCAGAATTAGTAACCCCAAATTTTACTCAGGGTTCGATGAACAGTACAACCACGACTACTCAGGAAATCGTGGAGGAAATAACAACAACTACCTACGGGTCAGCCCTGAGCAAGTGGAGTGGAGAAAACATCACTCATACCTCAGCTTCATCAGGAGGTATTGCCGATTCAGATTCGGTATTCACCTTACACACAGCTGGAGATCCCTTTTCACTAGAAATAGTATCAAGAGCAGCAAGTCAGGTATTGTCAGTAACCGAAATAGAAAGAGAAATCGACACCTCGTCTACTACGGTTTCCTTATCAGTCTTCTCTCAGTAGCACCCGTACGTGCAGAAGAAGAGAACAATAACGTGAGTAATCCCGTAGCTGCAGCGACTGGAAATGTAACCAATCAAGCGGTGCAATTTCAGAACAATGGAGCACCGTCTAGACAGCACTACGGACCTAACATCTCGTGCAATGGAAGTACTATGACTTTCTCACCATTTTATATGGGAAATCATACAACTCCATTTGATATAGATGATGAGATAGGTATGGAGCAAAAGAACTATACCGTTGCAGAAAACTGGGGAGCACAAATTAACTTTATGGTTCCATTGGATCGTAGAGGATTAAAACGTTGTCTCTCCATTGCTGCAAGGCAAGAAGAAAAGATGCGACTTGATTATGAACTTGTTCGTACTCTTAAATGTGCAGAGCTACAAGCAAAAGGTTTCATGCTGAGACCTGGTAGCCGTGTAGCGAATATGTGTGTTGATGTCATACCTATCTCTGCATATCTAAAAGAAACAAATCCACCTAAAACACCTAAAAAGAAATTCGGACTATTTTAATGAGCACATTAAGCGATCAAATAGCTAAAAGAACAGCTGAAGCTAAAGCTAAGAAAACAACTAAGAAAACTACCACTACTAAATAATGATTGTAATTATCAAACCCATCCTCATGGCATTCCTCAGCTCTTCTGCTGTTAAAGAGTTAGTTATACAACTACTAGAAGCATACGCAGAGTCCACTGACAATACCATTGATGATAAAGCAGTTGAACTGATTAAAAAAAACTTATTCCCAGGAGGGTAAATGCCATATCAAGTCTTAGATAGAGACGGCAAATTAATGGGTACCTATGGCACTAAATCAGGAGCTGAACGAAAGAAAGATGCTCTTGATAACGAATATGGTGGTTATAGGTACAGAGTACGTCTACAAGCTAAAAAGAAAAAATCTAATAAGTCAAAACTTAAATCAACAGCGTACACATAATGAAGAAAGCCACTGAAGAC